GTGAAGCGGTGTTCCTTATCGCTCTGCAGGAGAAGCGTCAGGCGTTTTACCGCTCCTGCAGGCAGTTTCCCGTGTTCGGCAAAGGATGGCTGAACCGCTGCGACGATGCGTTCAGCGTGGCACAGGAGCTTGTTTAGTTGTTTACCATTAGTTGTTATGAGTTCAAATCCATTAAAAGCTGTCGGAGGGGCCCTGGCAAATATCGCCACGTTCGGGGGATATGGAGCCAATAAGGCGGCCAAGAAGCAGGCAAGCGCCGCCAACGCTATGGCCGATGCCATGGCGAATGCCCCGGAGCAGAAGGTTATTACTACGGAAACCAAGGATGTTTCCCAAGCGGAGAATGCGGTGAATTCGTCTGCCCGCCGCCGCTTGAAGCTTAGTAATACGACGAACCGGAGTAATCCTCTTTCTTCCCTGGCTGGCCTGAGGAAGACGCTGGGTTGATTTTTACACAGGAGATCCATGGAAAATGTTAAAGATTTATTGAGGACGGCAGACGCCCTGTTCACGGAGATGAATAAGAATTCCGGGGATTGGGATGAATTGCGCCGGCGCATTATGCCGCGGATGGAGGGGAAGGCCCGCCAGCAGGAACAGGCTAATGAGATGACGGCTGCGTCCATTTTTTCTCCGGTGGCGCATAAGTCCCTTTTGAATTTGGCGTCCGCTCATCTTCTTTTTATTACTCCCATGGATCAGAAGTGGTTTTCCCTGCGGCCGCAGGAGGAAAGGGATGATTACACCGATGAGGACGATTGGTACAGCAAAGCGACGGAGGCCGTCTACCGCGCGCTGGCGGATTCCAATTTTTATGCGGCGGCCCACGAGGTTTACCTGGACCGTTGCCTGACAGGGACAGGCTGCATGTTTGCAGATGTTTCCCGTGACGGGTCCCTGGTGTTTAAACACGTCCCTACCGGGACTTATGCGATTGCCGAGGGAGCCCACGGGGAGGTGAATACGCTGGTGCGGACGTTGAAGTTTACTGCCCAGCAGGCCGTGGAGATGTTTAAGCTGCGCAATCTGCCTGTCAAGATTCAGGAGGCGTATAAGGATGCGGAGAGGCGGTACACCGAGATGTTCGAGTTTGTTCACCTTGTACTGCCCAACAGCCGGGCGCAGTTCGGTTCCGACATGGTAAGGCCTGGCCGCCGCAAGTGGTTGGACGTGTATATTGCCAGGGAGGCGGAGAAGATTGTTTTCCATGGCGGCTTTTACGAGTTTCCTTTTTTGGTGACGCGCTTTTTGAAGGGTGGCGTTTCTTCTTACGGCGAGGCTCCGGGCAAAGCTGTGCTGCCGGAGATTAAGGCTACCCTGCTGATGGATCGGGTGATGGATGTGGCCGGCAGCCGGGCGGCAATTCCCAGCGTTATTGTGTCGGCTAAGATGGCAAAGGAGGTTGATTTGCGGGCCGGAGGCAAGACGGTTGTTCCGGATGAGCTTATTGGTTCACAGTTTCCGAGGGAATGGGCGAACGTGGGGGATGTGAGGTTTATGCTGGAGCGGCAAGATAAGAAGGAGAAGTTGATCAGGGAGGCGTTTTTCAATGATATTCTCCAGGTGGTTTCAAGCGTGGACCGCGAGATGACGGCTACGGAGGTGAATGCCCGCGAGTCGGAACGCATTATTTGCTTTTTTTCTTCTTTCATTCAGTTTTCGCAGGATTTCCAGACGATGATGAATCGCATTGTCTGCCTGATGTTCCGCAATATGCAGGGGGCCGTGCTTCCGGGCGACGCGCCTGATGAGTTTTTTGTCCGTTCCGCCGATGGGGAGAAGTTTGAGTTGCGAACTCCCCGCACCCGCTATCTGGGCAAGATTGCCCAGGCATTTGACCGTTTGCAGAGGTACGGCCTTGAGGGGGTGCTGAATGGGTTGGCGAAGTATATCCAGGTTTCGGGCGATACCCGCATTGCCAAGCGCATGAAGGCATGGGAGGTGTTGCGGTTTATGTGGGACAGTTCCGGCGCCCCGTCCAAGTGCATTGTGTCCGCGTCCGAGAATAGCAAGATGGTTGAGGAGGAGAGGGCGCAGGAGGATCAGATGCGTCAGGCCGCCCTTGCGGAACAATTGGCCAGGGCCGGCAGGGATAGTGCCGCGGCATCCGCACAGTTTAATACGGAATGATGATGAATATGTTTGAAGATAAGCCGACACCGGAACAGGTTGAGTTTCTCAAGAGGCTCAACCGGAGACGAGCCGCGCTGAAGGAGGCTTTTACTCCGGAGGTGCTGGATATTTTAGAGAAGGAGTTCCAGACGAATTTGCCCTGCTTTCAAGGGAAGGCTGGTTCCTACGATCCCCTTGACGCAATGCGCCGAGACGCCCAGCGGGAGGTTCTCCTGTGGGTAAGATACGAGATTGAACAATATAACCCTGATTTACATGACCTATAGTAGACTATTCCATAACAGGTTCTTATACGAAGAGGCCATTCCGGAAGGGGGGGCTGGCGGCAATGGCGCTCCGTCTCCCACGAATGGCGCCCCTCCTGCGAATCCCACAGGAGGCGGTTCTCCCGCGGATCTTCCTGTCCCGTCCAATCCCTACGATTTTTCAGGGGGTACGGAAGAGCCCGATCCGGCTCCCGGCAGTCCTCCCCCGCTTTCTCCGCAGGAGGAGACCGAGTATGAGATTGATTTTGGGGAGGGGTTTGTGGAGAATGATGCCCTGCGGGATATGTTGAAGGGACATGCCAGGGCGGCAGGGCTGCCGGCCGATGCCGCCGGGAAGTTTCTTTCCGAGGTGGCTGCCAGCATCCGCGCGGACGAGGAGGCGGCTTTTAAGGAGGCTGACGAAGCGTTGAAGGACGAATGGGGAGCGGAGTATGAGAGGAATGTTTCTGCCTCCAAGGCTTTTGCCCGGAAGCTTTCCGTGGAGTCCGGCGTTCCTATGGAGAAGATGGCTGTGTTTGCGAGTCCGGACGGGTTCCGCGTTCTGCACGCCATTTCCCGGATGATAGGCGAGGGAGGCTTGAAGGGCGGCGGTCAGATTCCGGCGAAGACGGATCCTGCCGACGAGGCTCAAGCTGTTTTGTCCGACCCCAATCACCGTTATTATAAGGCAATCGCCGATCCTTCACATCCACAGTGGCGGGAGGCTACCGATTATTATAATAAGCTGGTGGGGATTTCCGGTTAGTTTTTTTGCGTTGACTATTGGTTCGGAGGGGTGTCCTGCTGTGCGGGGCGCCCTTTCTTTTTTTCATTTGTTCAAGTTACGGTTGTATTCATCAGGCCTGGGGATGTGGCATGATGCCTCAAATGGATAAGGTGACCGTTTTTAACCAGGCTTTGGCCCAGTTGGGGGACCGGGAGTATGTGAAGGGTTCCCCAGCCGGTCGCGCCGTTGATTTGTGGTGGCCTACCGTGTTGCAGGAAGCGCTGTTGTTCGGGGCATGGACCTGGGCAACCAAACGGGTTGAGATGGAGCGCTCTGTCATGAGGCATCCGATTCCGGATGATTGCCTGCGCGTGTTGTATGTGGGGGCGGATTTGTTCCGCATTGAGGGGCGTGATTTGGTGGTTGAGCGTTACGGGAAACGCGCCGCCGGGACCGATAAGCTGGTGGTGGATTATCTTTCCGACGAGGTGGCCCGCTCCGAAGTGCTGCCGGATCATAGTCCGTTTTTCATCAAGGGCGTTGTGTTTCTTCTGGCTGGCAGGTGCGCTTTGAAGCTGGCTTCTTCACCCCAGCTTGCGGCCGCTTTGGAGGCACAGGGTGAGGCGTTTTTAAGCAAGGCCCTTTATTGGGACACCTGCCAGCATGCTTCCAATGACCAGGATCCGTTAACAGAGATTTTAAACAGTTCCATTTTCTGATGTTATGAGTTCCGATTTCGGGGTTTCCCAGCAGTATAAGTATCAGGGGCAGGCGGCTTTGAGCAACGGGCGCGCCACGCAGGCGGCTTATGAGAAGAAGGCCCGCGCCCTGGAGGCAGAGGCGGTTTCCGATTCCCACCTGGCCGCCCGCAATATGAAGCGGATGCGCCAGAATCAGAATGCCGCCATGGGGTCTGCACGGGCACAGCGCGGCGGATCCGGTTTTACTTCCGAGGGTTCCGGAAGCCAGGCGGAGGTGGCGGTGGCGGATGTGTGGGAGAGCGCCATTGGGGATGCGGCCCTTTCCAACGCGGTTTCCGATGCCAATAAGCGGTTTGCCGCGGAGTCCGCCCGATACCAGGGTGATCTGGCCATGATGGCGGCACACAGCGAGGCGGACCAGTATAAGATGCTTTCACAGAATGCCCTTGGTTCTGCCATGATCCAGACGGCCCTGACGGTGGCGGGGGGAGTCATGGGGGAAGCAGGAATGTCCGGTGGAGGATTGCTGGGGGGTGTTACCGAGAGCGGGGAGAAGTGGGGAGCCAAGGTAGGAGGAGCCCAGGGGGCTTTTTCCGGGATGATGAATGCTTATTCCCTTTCCGGTTCCCTGGGGGGGATGGTGCCGGGGAGCATGCAGTCTTCCAACAGGTTGAGGGATTCCCTGCTGGCTAATTTCATGGGTTTTGGAAAGAGATGAGCGTTTCTCCCATGCAGCAGGCTTTTTTACTGATGGAAGCCCAGCGCCCCGGCTGGTTCCGGGAGACCGTTTCCCTGGCGGATGCGGGAGGCGGGGTCGTGTGGTGCTGCCCTTCGTTGTTTTTTGCGGGGGTGCCAGATCCGGAGTCCCCCAGGACGTTGATTATTCTTTTTGCCCACGGCCGTATGGAGGCCGTCAGGGAGCTGGCTTGTCTGGTGCAGGGGCGTTTTGACCGGGCAAGGTGGCAGCGCTGCATCCGCGGACGCGAGGACTGGAAGGAGATTTCCATCCCAAGGTTTTTAAGTTTTAACCGTTTCAAGATGAACGAAGATGAGTGATTTACAGCAACCCTTGTACGGAGGAACCCGGATGAATGCGGCTTCCTCCACCCCTTCCCCGATCCAGATGCCGGATGTTTCTTCCAAGCCCGTTCAGAGGGCGCTGCAGAATGCCCAGGAGTTTGTGTCTGATGTTGCCCACCAGTACCAGCGCATGAAGGATTTCGGCGAGCAGACGCGGCTGGAAGGCCAGATGAATGATTTGGCCAGCGAGTTTGAGCAGGAGATAACACGGAGATTGGGGTTTGCCCGCGGTCATGAGCTGTCTTTTTACGATCGTGACGGGAGGCTGAAAGAGAGCGCCCTGAATACGTTTGTACGGAATTACGAAGGGAAGTTCCGCGGGTTGAAGGGGAGTTTTGTTTCCCAGGAGGAGGCCTCCAGGTTCGGAGCCAGAAAGCAGGATGTGATGCGCCGACTCCAGGGGCGGGCATCCGAGTTGATGCTTAAGGGGCAAATTCAGGAGTCCAGGCAGGCTTTTGAGGAAGGGTTGAAGGGGGATTTGCTGCGGAGGGATTTCCAAGGAGCCACCCGTAGGCGCATTCAGGCTTACGAGGCCGGCATTATTTCTGAGAATGGAATGAACGACGGTATTCTGGAAGATACACGGAACGGCCTTTTGGACGAATACGAGCAGGATATGCTGATTAACCCCAGTGTTGCTTTTACGAAGCTTGGGGACGGCTATTTTGATGCTCTGGGCGCAGGAGATGTTTTAAAGCTGAAGGAGAAGACCAGAAGGTTTTTACGTTCCGCGAACCGCTCCGAAGGTGAAGATGGAGCGCCCGGTTACAGAAAGGGTTCTCTTTGGCCGAAAGCTTCCCTCCGTTACGGAGCCACGGAGCAGGAATACGACTGGGTGGAGCATTATAACCGGACCGGCAGTTACGGGAAATACGCCCCTTCCATTAAGTTTGCCTTCCGGGAGGATTTACGGAATCTGCCTCCCGCCAATTCCGGCGAAGAAAGAACGAGGTACGTCAATGACATGTTGAAGAAGTGGGGGCAGTATGGACAGGTTCTTGGAGATGAAAGGAAGCTGCGCCTGTTTGTAGAAGACCGGATTGACGCCATGGGGAGACCCAATACGAACCGGAATAATATAGAGGCCGTTTTGAAGGCCATGCCGGATCATGTGTATATTCCTTATTTTTCTTACCAGGTAGCTAATGCTTACAAGAGTGGCGACCAGGAGCAGATTAAGAAGGCAGAGAGTACGCGGGATGAGGTGGAGGCAGATATTTTGTATAAGACGGAACTTTCCATGACGGAGTGGAGACAGGCTCATCCCAATGCCACACTTGCCCAAGATCTTGCGCAGATCCATCAATTTACCGCTTTTCATGCCGGGAACAGGTTTGCCTATCGGCCTATTATTGAAGAAGATAAGAAAAGATCTGACGAGAGCCGCATGAAGAAGGCGCTGGAGTCCATGCCTTTGTATTCTTTTGAGCAACAGGAAGAGTTGAACGTGTCTCCAGAAGAGAGGGAGGCCCAGCAAAAGAAGGCGGCACAATATATTAAGGGCCAAAGACCTTATTTGCCTTCCCCTCTTGAGAACCACCCTGTTTCTTTTGTCCGGCATGCTACATCCGGAGCGTATGTTTCCAAGCAGGCTTATGAGGCTATCAAGGCTAAGTTTGGGAATAGACCTTTTGCCCGCATTTCTCTGGGACGCAACGGAGCTTTCCTAAGGGTTCCCGTCGTCGGGGTCTATGAGGGAACCCCGCGGGGCGTTGAGGTTTCAGGACCGCTTTATGAACGCATGGCGTTAAGGTTTCCCGGTGAACAGGCCAGCGGGAATGTCAGCATTTACGACGGGAAGGATGAACCGGAAGCGCCGGAAGATGGATACGGACCAGGGTTGCTGCCTCCTTTGCCGGGTGGAGACGATACTTACACGCAGGTGAACGATATTGACGACTCCGCTCTTCTTCCTCTTTATCAATAGTTTTAGCACAAGAATATATGTTTGCACAGGATGTTTTTGAGAGGTTGGGGCTGTCCCAAGATATGGATTTATTGAAAGAACTCCAGAAAGAGGCATTGTTAGAGCCAACGGAAGCGGCGCAGAGCCCCTATATGGATGACCCGGCATATGCCGGTTTTGAGACCTTGCGCGGTTTGTTTGGTTCCAACCATGGAGATAATCCCTCCATGTATTGGCTGGCACAGGGAAAAGAGATGCCTGAATTTGCCACCGTGGCGGACGCACAGGCTGCCGTCTGGAAGGATTTCCAGAAAAAAGCCCGTGCTTGTCAGGCAGAGCAGGAGCGACAGCAACAGGCACGGGAGGCATTGGCTGCTACGATTGATCCCTTCATTGACCGGTACGTGCGCGGGGACACTGTTGTTCCCTCCCCTGAACAGGTAATGATGATGCAGGAGGCGGGCATTTCCTGGGAGAGTGTCAGACGAGCCCGCAGAGGGATGCAACTTGTCCGGGAATATGACGCGCAGGGCACCCTGTACGACGACAGGATCATCAATAATCTGGCGGAACAGGTGGGAGATGATGAGCTGGCACGGCGCATTGTGCTGAATATGTTTTATAATGACGCCAGGAAGTACGCCAAGGATAAGCACGGTGACGAGTGGACCGGGATTGACTGGATAGATAAGGCAGCCCAGGGGGTAACGGGGATGGTACGCACCGGGGGCGTGAAGGGATGGCGGACAGGTCAGAAGGCCTGGCGGAATTTACAGGTAATGGGAGAGGTGGATGCCGTTACGAATGCAGCTAAGCGTCTGCCGGAGTTGATTGCTTCCGGAATGGATGTGGATGAAGCACGCGCTCAGATTGAGAAGGATGCCACTTTTCTTGAGATACGACGCCGCTGGGCTGCCGATCTGGTTGAAACTATGGAAGCCGGGGAAAAGGAATATCTGGAAGGGGAGGACCGTCATTTGGTTGGCCGCATTGGTTCGCAGCTTGGTTCCATTATCGGAGATACGGCTCCCTGGTTCATTCCTGCCATTGGTCCTGCTATCGGAGCTTCCTCCGCCATGCAATCCCGCAGGGATGAGGGGGTGAGCATTGGGTTAACGATGGAGGAAACGGAGAAGAGGGCCATGATGTTCGGCCAGGCAGATGCTCTGGAAGAGATGATTGCTTTTTCCCCCATCGGGCGGTTGACGCCCGGATATAAGTGGTTGAAGAAGGCGCTTGGCGGTGGGAAGGCCGCCGGGAAGCTGGCCCCGTGGCGGGCTCAATGGATGGCGAGTCCGAAGGCCCAATACGCTATTCAAGGGCTTTCCGGTGCTGCGGAAGAGGCCATTTTTGAGCCTACAGCCGGGTATTTGATGCGTACTGTACAGAGCATGAACCTGACGGACGAACGCGGAAAACAGACTTTCCGTCAGTATTTGGACGATATGGGGCAGATGATGCACGGAGAACAGGGTCTTGCCCTGCTGGCATTTACGTTTGGGATGTCCGGCTTTAATTATCCTCAAATCAAAAAGGCGGCCCAAGAGTTTGGCCTTTCTTTGCAACATTACAAGGAACTGGGAGGCACGGTCCAGGGGTATCTGGAAGCCAGGGAGGAAAAGACCGCCGAAGGTTTTTTGAATAAGGCTCTTTCCAATTTGCATGATTCCTGGATGGAGGATCCGCAGGCTTCCATGGAGCGGGCGAGCGCGGCTGCCGGAGAACGCCTTTCCGGGGAACGCATTGAGTCTTTGCGGGAGCTGGACGCGTGGCGGGCCGCCGAGGATGCCGGCATGGTGCCCAGGGTGGAGCCGGCGGAACAGGAGGGGATGTTCCGGGTGTATGCTCCGGCGCGCGGCACGGAAGCGCCGCGGGAGGATGCTTCCGTTTCCGGAGAGGGGCAGGAAGAGGGCGCCCCTTCCTACACGCTGATGGACGGCGAGCAGATGACGGCTTATTTGCAGGCGTTTGTGGATGCCGATATGGAACATGCCATTGTCGGGGCGCAGCATTTGCTGGCCGGGGATGTGACCGTGGGCCAGGCTCTTGCCCAGGGGCGTTTTGACGCGGCGGAGGTGATTACACGCACAGTGACGGATGAACAGACAGGGGCCGAACGGGTGGTGATTGCCCCGGAGACGCTGGGGCAGATGAAGGCCCGCGCGGATATGGCAATGGCCGCTATCCGCGCCCTGGAGGCGGAGGGGGTGAGTTATGAGGAGGCCGCCGCCCGCATGGATGCGTCCCTGAGCGAGCATATTCCGCTGGGGACCCTTGTGCAGACATGGGAGGAATCCCAGGAACGCATCAGGACGGAACAGGCCCGGAACCCGGAGTTTAAGGCTCCTGCCATGGATGCCCCGTTTTCCAACGCTTATGTGACGAAGGTGCGCCGGGGAGATACGTTCCGCCGGGTGTTGAGGTATGCCCGCGGGAGCGCGACGGTGGAGGATTTGATGGAGGAGACGATGGAACAGGCGGTCATTTCCTGGCAGGCGGAGCAGGGTTTGTCCTGGGACGAGTTCGGCGCGATGCTCCAAGAGGCGCAGAGGGTGATGATTGAGTTGTTTCCGGAGGCGCGGGGGGAGGAGATGCAGTTTATTCACCTGGACGCCGGGAAGCCGGTGACGGGTCATGACGCGATTGAGGCGTTTTCCAAAATCGGGCGTTCCCGCTGGCTGGCGGACACGGTGCGGAGTACGTCCCTGCCCTCCTGGCTGCGGAAGTTGCTGAATCACCTGGTGAAGTTCCTGGGGTATTTTAAGGCGCGCGTGGAGTTGGGCGAGATGGTGCGCCAGGCGGAGGAACAGGGCGTGTTTTCCCTGCCGGTGCGTCAGGCCCTGGCGGTGATGCTGGATGCGGGGAATGCCCTGTACCGGGACCAGCAGGGGGATTTGATGGAGTTGTCCATGGAGCGGGCCAGAGCGCAGGCGGGGCTGGACGCGATGTTTGGCGCGGGCGTGGCGACGGAGGCCCGGACGCTGGAGGATGAGCTTGCGGAGAGCAAGGCGCAGGATGAGGCCGACGCGCAGGCGGCAGCGGATGAGGCGCGGGCGCCGGAGAATTCCCCGGAGGCACAGGAGGCGCGGCGCGAGCGGGAGCAGGCCCGCGTGGAGGCGCTGGGCGAGCCGGATGGGTCAGGGGTGTTTAACGGGGCGTTTATTGAGGTTCAGGAGGGGGTGCGCCAGGGGTTTATTGAGAAGTCCCGGCTGACGCTTTGCCCGGATGTGCCCCAGTTTAAGCAGGGGGCGGATGAACAGACCGGGGTGGTGAATCCGATTGTGGGGGCATGGCAGCGCAATGCCGCGCCGATTTCCGTGTGGAGGCGGAAGGATGGCGCCCTGCAGGTGATCAGCGGCCGGCACCGTTTTAACGCCTGCACGGATGAGGATATTAATTGCACGGTGTATGATGAGGCGGCCGGGTTTGATTTGGATTGGGCGCAGACGCATGATGTGGAGAATAATATCCGGGACGGGCAGGCTTCCCTGTTTGAGATTGCCCGTTATGTGAGCCGGAAGCGTTTGACGAAGGAGGAGGCGGTGGAAAGGGGGATTTTCCGCAAGGGGCAGTCCCGCCGCGGAGTGGAACTGGGCCTGTACGGCTGTTCCGATTTGCTGGACGCGCTGGGGAATGAGCTTGTTTCTCCGGATGACGCCTGGCGCGTGGCGATGGCGTTCCGCAATCAGAACGAGGTGCAGCGGGCCGGGCTGCGTGCCCTGATGGAGGGGAAGAGCTGGCAGGCCGCTTTGGCCGTGATGCAGGTGGCCGCGAATATGGACCGCATCCGCGGGCTGGCGGAGGCGGCCGGGATGACGTTTGAGACGGATTTGTTCGGCAATTCCCACGCGGAGGAGTATTTTTCAAGGCTGGCCCAGTACGCCGCCGCCCGCGTGAGCGAGCTGACGAGGGAGATTTCTTCCATTAGCGGGGCGAGCAGACGCCCGGAGACGGCCAGGAAGTATGGCGTGGATGTGAGGGATGCCGCCGCGCTGGAGGCGGTGGTGAAGGATTTGAAGGCGCAGAGGGCCCGATGGCAGAATTTCGGCCTACATGAGGATTTGATTAAGGAGGCCAATGACGCCGTGATGGTGGAGCTGGGGGTGAAGACGCGAGAGGAGGTGGACCGGGAGAACGGCGTTCTTCCTTTGGAGGCGCCGGAACAGGAGGCGGGTTCCGCCGATACGGGGATGTTGCAGCTTTCCCAGGATGTGAGCCGGATGCTGGACGCGGCGCTGACGAGGTGGGCCGCCCCTGCGGAAGATGAGGCTCCCGCAGCGAATTTTTCCCTGGTGTCCATTTCTTCCGGGGATGTGGTGAGTTCCGCCGCCGGGATGCGGGCGAGGTTGAAGCCGTTGCAGGGCAAGGTGTTCGTCAATAAGAATACGGGGATCCAGGCCGTGATTGAGGCGCGCGTTTCCGGCAAGACGGTGGGCAAGGCCGGGGCTTCACAAATGTCCGTGGCGAATTTGAAGGCGCTTGGGTTTTCCGCGGAGGAGGCCCGGAGGGTTCATTATACGGCGGCCACCCGCATTCATGAGTTGTTTGAGAATGCGGAGGATGGATTTTTTGAAGAGGCGTATAAACAAGATGCCTCAAAAGCCGGAGCCTATCATTTTTTCAATACAGTAGATATTGAAGGGATAGGAGCGTTTGATGTTAATGTTACAGCAATCAAATACGTTAAGGAACAGGAAGGTAACGTTCTTTACACGCTGGAATTGACCATAGAAAACCCCGCCACTAGGGGAGCTGCTAGCCGGGAAGGCCGCCTACCTACACCCTTCAAGGACGGGGTTTCTACCCGTAATTTATCTTCTTACCGTTCTTTTGTCGAGAAGGAAAAGGCGGCTGTCAGGAAGAAGGCGGAGTCTGACGGGACGTTCATGAAGGCTCCGAATGGGAAGGATACGAACCTGACGGAAGACCAGTGGCTTTCCGTGCGCACGGAGGCGTTTAAGAGTTGGTTTGGCGATTGGGAGCATGACCCGGAGAACGCTTCCAAGGTAGTGGACGAGAATGGGGAGCCGCTGGTGGTGTATCATGGTTCCCCGCATGTTTTTACCGTGTTTGACGTGGAGCGTTCCGGAGAGAATTTTAACCGGAGCCGGGAGGATGGAGGGTTGTTGTTTTTTTCTTCCCTGCCGGAGACGGCGGAAGATGTGCTTTATGATTTAGAGGGACGTTTTCCGGGGACCGGGTTGGAGAGTGCGCGGCTGTATGCGTGTTTTATGAGGTTGAGGCGTCCGTTTATGCTGGATCTTGGCGATGCTTCACAGCGCCCGTTTTCCGGGGAAGGTGTGCCGGAGAACGTGAAGGGTTCCCCGATGGCGTGGTATTTGTTTCCTCACGAGTTGAGGAGAGGGTTTGATGAGGGGAATGCTCATGGCGCGGGTTATGACGGTGTTGTTTTGAAGGGCAAGAATGCTTATGACGGGAGTCCGGAGGTGTGGGGGATGGCTACGGATTCCCGGCAGGTGAAGAGCGCTGTCGATAACCGCGGGACGTTTGATTCAGATAGTCCGGATATTACGTTTTCCATTATTGGGGAGAAGGCTGAATCCTTCCAGGAGTACCACAATAACGGCCTTTCCTACACGGATCCGGCGGACGGGAAGCGGAAGGCGATTATTGATTCCCGCGGGGTGCGGTTGAGGAAGGAGCACGTCAGCGTGAGCGAGGGGGGGCATGTGAATGTTTCCCTGGCCGCGGCCCTGGATTTTCCGGAACTGTTCCGGGCCTACCCGGAGCTGCGGAGGCTGCGGGTGGATTTTTACCGCGACAGCGGGAGCGGCACGGGAGGGTTTACCGATCCGCAGGAGCATTATATTGCCGTGAATGTGGCACGGGGCGGGAAGAACGCGGCTCCCGGCATGGTGCTGGATACGATTTTACACGAGGTGCAGCATGTGATTCAGGGGTATGAGGGGTTTGCCCAGGGGGCCGGGAGCATGAGCCGGGAGCAGGCGCTTGCTTATCTGGGCGGGAGCATGAGCCAGCTGGCGGGCCGGGGCGACGACTGGGCGAAGGCGGCCCTACCCCGCCTGGAGCGGATGAAGCGGGAGCTGGAGGCTGGGACGTTGCAGCCGGCGTTTGTGTATGTTTTTTCCCACGGGGAGCAGGAGGCGCGGCTGGCCGGGACGTTTGAGAAGAATAGCGAGGGGGTCTTGATGAGCGGGCTGAACGGGTTCCGGCTGCTGGACGCTCCGCAGTTTTCGATTCCGCTGACGGGGGATATTACGGAGCTTGGCGGCATTACGTTCGGGGCCGGGAGGTTTGGACGGATGGCCGGCAGGGTTCTGGCTCCGAACGGGGATTGGCTTTACGATGAGATGGTGTTCAGGATGCGGGCCGCCACGCAGCGGTCCGTGAGTAAGCTGCGCCTGTTTGAGACCGGGGACCGGGAGCGCGGCCTTGAGCTGCTGGCGGAGGCGCAGGAGCTGATTTCCACGGTGGAGCGGTATTTGCCTGATTCTTACGGGTTCGGGCTGGAACCTTACAAGATCTGGCTGAATGTGTTTTCCCTGCTTTACGGGAATAGCGGGAAGATGGCGCCGGGCGATGCGGTGGCCAGCGCGTTGGAAGCGATTCCGATGAGGAGGTGGCCGGAGATTATGGAGGGGAGCATTGGCAGGAGTTTTGTCAATTGGGCGGAGAAGAGGCCGGAGCTGGAGGATGTGGTGGTGGAGGCCCGGAGGGAGATTGCCGAACGGCAGGCCGATTACGAGCTGGATTCTGCTCCGGACGCGGATAACAGGGCCGCCCTGGCGGCCCGCAAGGGGGTGGAACAGGAGGTGTGGCGCCGGTTGTTTGAGGAGCACGGGGCCGAGTTTCTGGAGGAGTACGGGGAGCAGAAGGTGTTCCGGCTTGTAGGGAAGTTTATGGAGCGCGTGGTGGAGCAGATTGACCGCTTCCGGAAGGACCGGACGCTGGGGCGCATCCGCCGCGTGGCGGCTTCCGTGGCTCCGCGGACGAATCCGCAGGGGAAGCCGATGCGCGGGAAGATGGACGCGGAGAGTTACCGGAGGCTGGAGAGGTGCTTGCGCCTGCTGGAGATGACCGAGAGCCAGTACGATGAGTTTTTCCAGAAGAATTTTCCGGAGGATGCCGAAGAGGGGAAGAGGTGGGAGGATCTGGCCCCGGATGCGCTGGTGCTGGTGACGCTGCCCGACGCGGAAGGGAGGCTGGAAGAGGTGGCCGTAACGCAGCGGGAGTTTGAGGTTTACGCCTGTTATGAACGGATGGACGTGAATACCGCGGAGAAGTGCGGCGCGGCCCTTGGAGAATTGATTGCCACGTCCCGCCATGCCTGGGAGAACGCAGCGGAGAAGAAGAAGCTGGAGGTTGCCGCCATGGCCGCCCCACTGCTGCAGGCCACCGGGGAGTTGGATGATAACAGGATGGCGACGTTCCGCCGGAAGGCGAGGCTGCGGGCCCTCCCCAAGAAGCCCCTTTCCCTGTTTGATTATCTGATGAATTTTAATCAGTATATGCAGGCGCTTTCTTCCGTGGAGCCGTTTGCCGGGGTTGCCCGCCAGTTTGAGGAACGGGCGGCGCGGTTTAATGTGCAGCGGCAGGCGAGCGAGAAGGAGATGCTGCGTTTTGTGCATCATACCGTAGCGGAGATTGCGGGGTCCGCGGACCGGTATGATATTGCCGAGTGGATTTATGAGGGGCGCATGAAGCAGGATACGGGGATTTCCGTTGTGGAGCGGGAACCGGATTGGAACAGGAAAGCAAACGCCCTGTACCGGGAACGCCTTCTTCATTTGCTGCGCCGGAAGGTGAAGTCCCACGGGCTGGAAGCGGTGCAGCTTTATTTGAGGGAGTTTAAGCTTTCCGAGGATTTGAAGAAGGAGGTGAACGCCCTGTTCGGGCACCGCCGCAAGGAGATTTCCGCCAAGCAGGCGAAGAAGGCATTGGAGCACATGGAGCGCGTGTTTACGCAGAAGGAGTGGGAGCGGTACGGGGACCAGAAGGTTTTTGCGAGGGAGCGGGCGGAGATGCTGCGCTCCAGGACGAAGTACGCCAAAGAGGGGTATCAGCCGAAGAGTTTCCGGCTGGATGGCCTGTCCCGGATGGAGGCGGCGTATTTGGTGCTGTTGTCCGAGCAGGCGGATTATACCGAGGCCCTGGCGGAACGCGGGTTTGACGCGGAGGTGATGGACCAGCTGCGCGGGTTTGCCGGGGATGAGGTGATGCAGTTTGCTTACGCCTTGAGAGAGAAATTGAATGAACGGAGCGGACAGGTGCAGGAGATGACCGAGAGGCGCTACGGCACGCCGTTTCCGCTGACGGAGAATTATTTCCGGGCGTTTTTCGATGTGACGATGGAGGCGATTGATAAGTCGATTGCTGATGCGGCGTCTTACGGGGAAGCGGCCACAGGCGGGAAGTTCGGGTTGATTCACGCCCGCCGGAAGCATCAGGCACACCTGGATTTGGAGATGGATGTTTGCACGGCGTTTATGGCGGCCATGACCGAGCAGGATCTTTACCTGTATGGTTCCGAGATCAGCCGTGATTTGCGGGCCCTGCTGAATTTTAAGGGTGAGGATGGCGAGGCGGGCCGGAGCCTGGAGGTGCTGTTGGGGCGGGATGCCGTGGGCAAGCTGATGGCCTGGGCGGATGCGTTTGACCGCGCCGGGGCGGAGAGTATCCGGGGGCACCTGGATATGAACCGCCTGATGAACCGGCTTTCCGGCGCGGCGGCGCGGGTGCTGCTGGCCGGGCGCGTGGGGACGCTGACCAAGCAGGTGACGACAGTGATTAACGCGATGTATGCTTCCGACGAGATTGGCCTTGCCGAGTGGCTGGGGGCCGTCCGCCGGTATCACGCCGGGAAGCTGGTGAAGCCTGTGCGCGAGATAGAGGCTCTGCCGGAGCTGGACAGCCGCGACAAGACGCGGTTCAGCGCTACGCTGGCTGCCATGGGGGCCGACGAGGCCGGGCGCCGGGTGTCCCGCCTGGAACGCTGGAACCGGGAGGGGATGGATTTGCTGGAGCGGGTGGATATGAAGGGGAATGCGATTTCCGCGGCTATTTTGTACGATGCGGTTTACCGGAAGATGAAGCGTGAGACGCCGGACGCTGCGGAGGCCGAGCTTGACGCGGCCGCCATGGCGGAGGTGCGGCGCTCCCTGTCCCGCAAGGGTCAGCCGATGACGCAGCTGCAGAAGTCCCTGGCCGCGCAGCACCGAACCTGGATGCAGGCGGGGATGTTGTTCCTGGGCGGCGAGTCAATCAATACGATGGGCAATGTGTTTTCCCTGGCCCGCAGCGGGCAATGGGGGAAGGCCGGGTTGATGTGGGTTTCTCACGGGGTGGTGCTTGCGATTCTGAATGGCCTGCTTAATTTCATGACCGATGACGAGAAGCGCCGCCGGAAACGGGAGTGGTGGCACGCCCTGTTTGATGTGGTGATGGGGCCCGTGATGGGGATTCCTGTAGTAAGCGGGCTGGCTGGTGAGGGCGTGAGGCAGCTTGCGAAGCTGTGCGGGTATCATGCTTTTATGCCGGGGAATAATTTGCTGGTGCCGTTTTCTAATGCGGCGGATATCGGGAAGGCGTTTTCCAACGCCTGGAAGTTGTTTGACGGCAAGGAACGGCCCTGGGAGGATGACGCCCTTTCTTTCCACGAGCTTTTACGCACCGCAGTAGCGGGGACGGTGGCTTTTTCTCCACGGACAACCAAGGGGGGCGCCGCTGCTGTAGGAGCCGCCCTGACGATGGCGCTTCTGCTGAATGTGACGGAGTTTGCCCTTAAAACAGTCCGCAGCGTTCAGGAGAACGGTGCGGACTGGGATAAGTGGGTTGGGAAGTAGATACAAAAACTTGCCTGTTGAAAATAATCGTGGGAGTGATATTTCCCAAATAATTCATATGGAAAGAGTATTGGGAAAAGATATCATGCATTCTATTTATTGCTATAATATTAGTAATTAATCAGTTGGGAAAGAATTTGTTTTTATACTTTTCCCTGTTCCCAATTTTATTTCTGCAAATTTTGCTCCCATTTTTTTCATTCTCTCGTAATCCTCTTGTGGATAATATACAGAAACGTTAGAAAATGGTTCTAATTTAATAGGAAACGTCCCTCCATTAGAAATTCTGGCTTTCGCAGAAAAGTAATTTTGTTTATTATGCAATGGAAAATATACATTTTGAATGTAAACAGCATCTCTTCCTTTATTAATAATTTCTATACTTATATAATGCTTTGTGTATGGCCCCCAACATCCTATAGCAAATCTAAAATTTGCTTCAACTTTTAATTTATCACGGGAATATTGACGATATGCTACAAATACACTAACTATAGTTGCTATTATACTTAATATAAAGCTTACATCTTCTCTTAAAATAGTAAATTCCATTTATTTACTCCTCCACAGATTTTACAGTTATTGCCTCTGGGCGTAGCGCTGGCTATAAATGGGCTCCGTTTTTAATCAGTAAATTCACAATATCAGATTGCCTATGTCCATGCACTCTTAAATAAAATAAAGGTGTCCATCCTTTAATATTCTTAGTATTAACATCTGCTCCATAGTTAATCAGCAATTGAAGCATTTCTGAGTTATTAGATAACACTGCTTGCCATATTGGAGGGTATACACTCTTTGTTCCTTGATGTATATTCGCTCCATTTTCCAAAAGAATCTTAGCAACTTCCAAATGATTGCCTCCAGAAGCAGCTATAAGAGGAGTAGAATCTCCACATAAGGCATTTACATCAGCCCCTCTTGATATTAGTAACTTTGTTGTTTCTATAAAATGTTGTTCATTTTTTTTATTTGATGATATTGAAAAATATAATGCTGTCTCTCCTGTGTTGTATCTTGTCTCAATATTAGCCCCCTTATCTAATAACAATTTCACCATAGCAACATCACCATTATTTGCTGCTTCTAATAATGGGTTAAAATCGTATCTATGTTGGCGAACACTATTTATAGCTGCTCCTTTTTCAATCAAATCTTTTGCTTTCCCGACATCGGAAGATCTAACCGCTTCTTCCAACTGAATATTTAATTCAGCTTGTCTTTGTTGAGGAGATACACAAGAAACAATGCTCAATAAGCAAATAAATAGCACCACCTTTTTCATACTTTTTCTAACTATTTGTTTGATCCCCCACAAATCTTGCAGTTCACTCCGCTGGGCGTATCGCTGGCTCGTCCTTTACAAGCCCGGTAGTACCGGCAGTTTTTGTTATGGGTTTTGCCCGTTGAGCTGATCCAGTACGCTTTTTCTTCCGCTGCCGGTTTGGCTGCCGGTTTCCGGTGGTAGTGGTATTCCCCTGTTTTGCGGTTGTAGTGACCGCCGTTGGCGTCCAAGCCGCCAGGGTGCGCCTCCGAGAATGAAGTGAGGGAAATAACAGCTAAAATGAGAGAGAATAGTTTCATACAAATTCATAATACCATGAAATAAAGAGAGTTGTAAATAATTTGCTTAACTCCTTCAAAAGCATTATGAAATGATTATTTCCAACATTTTAGGAGATATTTCCTTCTCGACTCTAGGTAGCAGTAACAAAAAAGCCCCTGGCCCGGAGGCCAAGGGGCGAAGTGTTCTACGATTCTTCCATCTTCTTTCTTACCCATTTATCAATGTCTACCACTTCACCAGGTTTCAGGTGCAACGCAATCCACGCCCGGAGGATGGTGTTTTCCAGTTGCAGGGCTTCAAAACTTCCCGCCTGCACTCCTCGAATTACTCCCAGGGGTTGTTTCACCTCCCCCATCAGTTCTCCAATACGTACTCGTGATTTGGCAGGGATAGAACGACGTGACGACATCCAGCCATAGACCGTGTGAATGCTGACTCCGCATTGTTCGGCCAACCAGTCACAGTCTTTTCCATTTTCCTTGAGCCATTTCTTGATGTCACTTTTTGAGTGCATTCCCCAGAATTATCATACCGGAAAAGGGAAAACAAGAGGTGATGCATTCAACAAAAAAAGGAGCTGCCCCGATAGGGGCAACTCCTGAATGGAGTCAGGTGCTGTTAATCTTCCCAAGTTCCACCTGCAGCTTCAATAGCATCCCGTACCTGAGCTATAAGATAGTGGGGGGCATTGTTATTATCGTGGCCCGGGATAGTCACCGTCTGGCCATGAGGATGATCGTATACACGATGGGAACCCCGTCCTTGTCCTTGCTGCAGAATGAATCCGGCATTTCGTAAGCGTCTAATCAGATCTCGTATTCGCATAAGTGATGTTGAAGATACGAGAAGAGGGGAGAGTTTCAATGGACGCTGTCCGAATGGAAGAATCAGGCTTTTCAATAGCTGAGGATTACATGAAGCTGATGGTCTGGATAAGACGAGTGTTCGGTTCTGCGGGTGGGTTCGTCAAGTGGAATGACGAGCAAGACAGTTCAAGCTATTGGACAGTACATGACGCTAGGGGCTGCGCTGATGAATTCGGTGAAGACGTTGGCGGATGTGGTGAGGTGAGAACAAAAAGCCCCCCTCCAAGGTGTTGGAGCATCTTAGAGGGGATTACTGACAAGGTTTTTCTATTGTTCCTTTTTTGTTTGGGTTTTTTTTACTATATTTCTTTTAGAATCTACTTTTTTTTCATTCAAAGTACTTTTCCTTAACAAGTCCAAAGCCCTTCTTCTTGTTTCCTGATCATCCTTAACTGTATGAGTAGAACTATGAATGATAATGTTTCTATTTCTCTCAGGTTCTTTATGAGATTCTTTTTTGTCTTGTTGTAAAAAAATCATAATACTAATTCTTTATTTTTGATTCATCTTTGACTTTAATATTATCATCATTTGCGTAAAAAATAATAGCATCTTGTGACAATGTCTGCGGATTTAAGGCCCTTGCGTTAAGATTATTTTTGAATTCCATTTCATCCTCCGTCAATTCTCGAATAATATTAAATATTGTTTTGGCTTCTTGCCTATCAATCACAAAAGAATGATCTGGATAATCAACAGTCAAATGACGCAACAAGCCGGGCCTAAGGTTCTTTGTTATATCATTAAGTCTATTTCCGTAATGCTCCGCTACTTGAAGGAAGCGACTATTTTCTCCTATCCTTAGAGGATCTATTTGAGCATACAAAGGAGCCATTAAACCTGTGGTCATATCAATGGCGACTTGTGCCGCTTTACCGAATGATATTTTTCCAGCTTTTTTCACTTCGTCAGCCATTTTCTTATATAGAGAAATGGCTTGCCTCTCTAAACATTTAAATGTTTCTTCTATTACGAGCCCTGAATCTCTAGAAATAAAATCATCGCTACGTAAAATTTGTACATCAAGAGGGCCTAGTTCCCCTAAATCATCCATAGCCACTTCATGCGCACCAATTGCGCACAAAGTTCCAGCACTTTTACAATCGTTCCATATTATGATAGAAATATGTTTGTACGTTTCTTGCAGCAAACGAGAAATTTTATATGCAGCATCTAAGGAACCTCCATATGTGGTTAAAACATATCTTAATTTTTCATGTTTATTTTTTCTAGAACGAATTAATTGCCTTAGTTCATGGTAAGTTGACCAATTAATAGGTGCATTGATAAATAAAAAATCACAATCATTTTCATCAGATATTTTATTTGCGATGGAAATAAGTGGATTCTGGTTTGTTTTACCGTTCATATGGTTGAAAACTCATTCTACTACTATACTTTCAGAAAAGACAACACAAGAGGCACACTTGTTAGATTCATTTTTTGTCTGCTCCAGCACGATATACACGGTTATTACCGTATTACAAGCGCTTTTCTTCGAGGTTTGTTCTGGAGTGTGAATATTCTGTTGTGGTGTTGGAATTGTTCTACTCAGTTCTGTAGTTGGAGTCATCACGTCTAATATGTTATGGATTTCTACTCCGATCTTGTTTGACCTTTCCACCTAGTCTATTCTCACCCTCATGGAGACTTACCTCTTTCTCTCCCTGTTCTTCCTGATTCTTTGCGTCGTGTTCGTCTGACTGTCCGTCAGGAGAATGCGAGCTGGCAAGCCTCCTCGTGTATGTTTGTGGCTACCCGGTCTTTCGATGCCTCAAGAATGACGAGCGGCAACAAAAAACCGCCCGCGTTTCCCAACGTGGACGGCTAACGGAAAATAAAAAAGAGGATTTACCTATAACATATTTCCCCGGAGCGTCAAGCTTTCTCCCACCTGTCCAGGGTTTCTACGTATAGAGCGGAGATTTTGCCGCCGTCCATTGGTTCGATGTCTCCGAAGGCAGGGTTGATGGGATGGAGGGTGTATTCCATTTTGCCGGTTTCCGGGTTTTTCCTGCGGACCAGTTTTTTGAGCGTCACGCCGCGTTCATCATGGTATTGAACAATGGTTCCGGGTTTGGGGATGGGGGGGATGGTGTATTTTTTCATGATGACTACGGAGCCGTCCGGAATGGAAGGTTCCATAGAGTGGCCGTTCACGCGCAGCAGGTATTCCCCTTTTTCCAGTTCACGGTATAGCCGGATGTCCTGCGGAATGGTGTCTCCATCCGCCAGGTTGCCGGCGGCAATGTTGCCGATGATTTGTCCCTGGGCTTCCAAGGGGGGGACTGTAAATGTTTCTACCAAGGTAAATTTCTTACGGGCGGCTTCTTTTTCTTTGGCGGCGTTTTGAAGGGCTATGTCTGCAAACTCTTTGAGCGCGTTACGGAAGGCGCTGTTGATAAACTCCATGAACGTTTGCTGGGTGGCGGTCATGGCTGCGCTTATTACCTCCCATTCCTCGTCCGTGAAATCAAGTTCTACCTGGGGAGAAATGGGAGAGGTTTTTTCCGCCATAAGACGCTGAATGATGAGGAGGGCTTTTGAGGGCACAGGACGAGCCGCGCTTAACCAGTTGTCAACTTGCCTTTTGTTAACACCGCACTGCTCTGCAAGCCATTCACGTGACTTCCTAGAGGCTTTGAGCCATTTTTTGATGTCGTTCTTACTTGGCGTCATGCGTTGATAATACAGCATTTTGGTGATATGTCAATATTCTCTTTGATAGGATATTCAGCAAATGCGGAAAATATTTCTTGAAAAATGTCAGCATATACGGAATATTGTATTCATCAAACGCAATACGCCATGTACTCAATCATCAAATTCAGCGAAATGGAGGACGGCATCAAGAACTGTCTGCTGGCCTATGCCGAGCAAGGAATACGTCCCAAAGAAGTAATGAAGTCCCTTCTTATCCGAGAAGCTCAAAGGCTTGGGTTTGTACTGACCACGGCCCGCGATCTCCCCCGCTCGAAGAACCCCAGGAAGCCCGCGGCATGAAAACAGAAGATTTAGTCGTCCGGATAGAGTTTCTTAATAGCAAACGGGGAGAGTCTAAAGATACGCCATGTATTGGGGTGAATGCGGATGGTACCAACATCGACCAGGAATCCTTTGTTTACGAGACAGCGGACGCTTTTGTCCGCAGGGTCGAGTTCAAGCTCGGCGCTCTGGGATTGAACAAAGGAGAGAAGCCTTTTCTTCTCGTCTTTGGGGAGACTTTGGAAGATACGTTCGTTCCTTTTCTCTGCGGCACGGTTGGAAGAAAGCTGGAGAAGATTGCCGCCGAGCTTCCCCATGATGCGCACCAGGATAATGGAAACACTAAGCAGGAAGATGATATATGCGACGTGGTTGTGCTGGTTTGTCCACTCGGAGATGCCAAGTGGTATCAGAAGTTTCTCTGGGGTGATGAGGTAAATCCCGCTGGCACAAGCAAGTACGCAGTCCGTGTGTTTGATGGCGAGCGTTTTAAGGAGCTCCGCGAGTGGGCCAAGCGTGGCGATTTCCATAGACGGGATTTTACCCGATAACCCTAATTATTTCAAACCTAACAATGATGATGAATACGAATACAGAATTACCGAGGAATGCTCGGATGTTGACCAAGGAAGAAGCAGATGACTGGGACAAGAGCTGTTCCGCTTTCGGCCCCATTTTCCTCGAAGTAGATGGGGAAATACGCGAGTTTGAAAGAATAAGTTCCTGTCCTTCCCCTGTTCTGGGGAAAGGTTTCCTGGTATTAGCTGTCTCTTGCCCCGAATGGGGGAAAGAGAAACTAGTGATTGTTGCCAGATGTAAAGAAGGAAAGGAGGTAGTTTGAATGAATGATGCGGAATCTAGAATTCGCGTTAGGGATGGTGAGAATATAGGTATAGGTTCCGTCGTCATTTTTATCAATCATAGCAATGTAATCCACATTCACGATATGGGGACGACCAGAAGAATCTTCTATTGTGATGAATTTAGGCATAACGGAATAGTAGCCTGACAGCTTTCATCTTCAAGAATAATGAGCCGGCATGCGCATGAATTTAGGCAATACGAGCACATTCAAAGCCAAGACGTTACATTGGCAGGCTCTCCACTTTTATTTAAGTAATAACAACCAATATTAATCACTAACAAATAATCAATGATGAACTGGACTGAATTTATTGTTGTCACGATGCTCAACCTGGCAGGCTACTTGTCCGCGTTGATGCTTGGTATCAGCCTGGGAGAGAAACACATCATACGCCAGGTAAACAGAACCCTGGATCAGATGAGAAAGGAGCGGGCATGATTGTCGAATACGATAACGAGGATCGGTGCATCCGGGTGAATGGAGAATACGTCGCCATCCGGGAAGCGGAGGGCCTCATGGACGATTTGACGCTGGCGATTGACCAGTGGGAAGTGGATCACGCCTCACAGTGCGACAATCCCGACGGACATACCGACTGAACCATGGAAGAAGCCCTGATCGAAGAATTGAAGCTGCTCGGCTGGCACGAGCTTTAACTAATCGCCCGGCCCAGGTGGGGCCTGAAACCAAAACACAAATCGAAACGGAAAAGAGTAATACGGTCTGGCAGGCGCGGGGCGGCGTAAAGTCCCGTCCGGGCGGCCATTTTAATTAACCGAATATGAGCACGAATGAAAAAACGTTGAAGAGTCTGGCGGATGCCCTGGAAACCATAGCCAGGGTTCTTAAGGAGGCTGCTTCTTCTCCTGTTCCTTCCTCCCCAGAGGCGGCGAGCGTGGGATTATTGCCTGATTCCGACGAGGCGCAGGCGATTACCGCCTTCCGCGGCAAGGTAGTTGTCACTCTGGATGACGTGAGGTTCATGACGGGCTGGGGAAGAGAGCGTATTCTTGCCCTTGTCCAGGACGGCAGCATTCAGGCATTGCCCGGAACAGGAAGCGCCGGATGCCCCTATGAGTTCCCTGCCCTGTCTGTATGGCGCTATATCCACCAGCAGGATCATGCGCAGAAGCCTCAAGTGAATGGAGTGGATATGAATATTCTTCCCCCGCGCAGAAGACGAAAGGGGGCTGCGGCATGAAGAGTTTTTTCAAATTTCTGGGAGCCTGCTCCTTTGGTTTTTCCGCTGTAAGTCTGTTCTGGCTGGCGGTGGAGCTGGATAACGCCGAGCTGCAGGCCGGCAAGAGTCCGCATTCCGGGTTTTGCCCGGAGTCTCCCTCCCCCATGAAAGCTTTTGACGGTTTGGAAAAACCGTCCCGCCCTCACGGTATGAGGAAACAATGAGTTGGCCGGGGACGGCGGCAACCGAACCCCGACCTGTTATCAATAGCTAACCAATAGAATACTAATAACGTGAATACCACTACAACAGAATCCCTGACTTTACAAGAGCAAGGACAGCAACTGTCCGTTCTGGGAGCGTTTGCTAATAGTGAACAGTTCCAGATGGCGAAGCAGGCCGCCGAAATGCTTGCCTCCTCCAGCATGGTGCCTGTTACCTACCAGAATAACCCCGGATCTTGCTTCATCGCCCTGAATACTGCCCTGCGGCTACGGATGGACCCTTTGATGATCATGCAGAATCTTTACGTGGTTCAGAATCGCCCGTCCTGGTCCGGACAGTTTGCTATTGCTCTTGTGAATATCTGCCCGAAGTTCTCGGCGACTTGGTTCGAGTACCGTAATGAGGAGGATTTTCAGAAGGGTGTGAGAATGTGTGCCCAGCTGAAAACGGGACAGAATGTTTACGGAACCTGGATTACCCCGGAGATGGTGAAGGCCGAAGGATGGGGGAAGAAGTGGCAGACGATGCCAGAACAGATGTACAAGTACCGTGCCGCGGCTTTTTTCGCCCGGACGAATTGCCCGGAAGCGTTGCTGGGATTGAGCGTGGAGGGAGAGGCGGAAGATATTGCCGACAAGAGCCAGCCGGATATTAAGCCGCCCCTGTTCAAGTCCAGGGCTTCCATGGGGGACGTTGTGGATGCCGAGAAGGTTGCTGACTCCCCGCGTCTCCCAGTTGCCGCGGAGGTCCCCGGCAAAAGCGACGCGGAGATTCCGCCTCCTCATATCCGGTTGATGGAAGCCATGTCTTGCACGGAAGAGGAGTTGAATGCCGTGTTTAAGAAGGCGTCCGGCGGCAAGGTGGATAGCTGGAAGAAGCTCACTACCGCAAAGCTGGAAGATTGCCTGGGGAACCTGGGAGAGATGCAGGCTGTGCTGGCTGAAATTCAAGCGCAATAGGAAGGAGAAGCAGATACATGGATACGTTATCGACTTATGATCCCCGCCAGGGGCTGCCCTCCGCCTCCGCATTTGGCCGGCTGGCGCTGTGTCCCGGCTCTTTTACCTTAGAGCAGTCTTGCCCGGATGAAATTTCCGCCGCGGCGAACGAAGGAACCTTGCTGCACGCCTATATGGAACAGTTGCTGACCGGGGAACCCTGGGAAGGCGCCCCCTTGACTGCGGAACAGGTGGAACTTTGCGAACGCGCCCTGCGTATGTTGGACGGGGTGAAAGAGATGATTGAGAGAGATCATCCCGGCGCCGTGTTTTATCTGATCTCCACGGAACAAAGAGTGTTTTACCGCAACCTGTTCGGGACTGCGTACTATTCCGGACAGTGGGACGCCTTGTTTGAAGTGAATTGCCCCGATGCCAGCTTCATGCTGGTGGCGGACTGGAAATTTGGCCGTGTGGAGGTGGATTCCGCCGAGGCCAATCGCCAGCTTGAGGCCCTTGTCCCTTTGGTGGCCCAAAAGGAGCAGAATGACAACGTCATTCATCAAGGCATTTACGCCGCTGTTATCCAGCCGCGGGTAGCCGGTCCCGCATCCGTGGCATTTTATGATGCCGAGGCGATTGACCAGGCCGAACAACGTTCTCTCGCCGTCGCCAAGGCGGCTATGGCCCCGGACGCCCCGCGCTATTGCAGCGAGGAAGCTTGCCGGTATTGCCGGGCCAAGGCTGTGTGCCATGAGGCAGCGGCCCTGGTGGAGCAGGCGTCTTTGATTACTACGGAGAGGGATAAGTGGGAGTTGTTTTCCCCTGCCGAGAAGGTGAAGGCTTACCGCCTGGCGAAGACGGCAAAGAAATGGGCGGCGGCTGTGGATTACCGGTTTGAACAGGATGTGGCCGCCGGCCTGATTCCCGGTTTTGAGATGGCGCCCGGACGCACCAGTTTCACGGTAACGGATCCTTCCGGGGCGTTTTCCGCGTTGAATGCCGTGTTCCCGGACGAGGTGACGGCGGAAGCGTTTGCCGGATGCTGCAAAGTCGGCATCACGGAACTGGACAGACTGGTGCACGCGGTCCGTAAAGCGGCGGATCCGAAGGCGACCACGAAGGCCAGCCGCGAATGGCTGCGGCAGTTGCTGGCGAAGTACGGCGAATCGAAAACCACGAAGGGTTCCGTGAAGGAAGTGGAAGGAGGTGCGGCATGATGACCACATTGACCATTACCTTGCCCCACACGCCGCGGGAACTCTCGCCTAACGCCAAGACTCCCCTCACGCAGAGGGGGGCCATTGTGGCAAACAAGAAGAAGGTGTCTGCCAAACAACGTGCCCGGACGATGGCGTGGGCAATCACTTGGGAAGCCCTGAAGGGGCAGAAGTTTGTACCCACTCACTACCGGGTAATCTGGTATTTCAAGGGAGACCCGCCCGATGATGATAATGTCCTGACGCGCTGTAAATATTATAAGGACGGGGCGTGCAAGGCCATGAAGATTGACGACGGCCCCCTGCGTTGCCTGGGGATTGACCGCGTGCATGATCTTACCCGCGCCGGACAGGTGGAAATCGTGTTTGAAAGGAGGGACGATGAAAACGCCTAAATGCCCTATTTGCGGTGTACCGTTGAAACCCATTCGAGGATATGATGTCCATGGAATAACAACCGACTGGGTTGCTGGTTGCTACAATTGTTTCTTCCAGAGTTCCCATTTTTGGAAAACCAAGAAGGCATGTATTGAAGATATGGATAGGCTTGTTTCCCTGTTCCCACCCATCATGAGGGTCTGGCCGGGGGACAAGTTGCAAGTAGAGGATGGAAGCATTTGTGAAGTGATAAACGTTAATAAAAATCTAGCAATGATGGACGTGAGGAGAGGTGAAGGAAGACCAGTATTCACGATTGCAGATAATCATGTCATTAGATGGCCCTGGGAACTCGATCAGAAAGGAGGGAGCAATGATTAACATCCTCTTATCCGTCAGGCGACCTTATTCAAGATATATTCTTAATGACGAAAAACACGACGAGGTAAGAAAAACAGCACCCTTGAAATTTAAGAGAGGGAATACAACCATTTATTTATATGAAAGCGGAAAAAACGGAAATCATGCCATTATAGGAAAATGTGAAATGTACGGAGCCTCTTTAGTTACAGAATCGAGAGGTGAAAACGCTATTCGCATTTTGGCCGCGCAGGCAAGGGTAGGATTTGCGGAACTTGTAAATTATTTGCCCTGTTGGGATTGGGGAATAGGAGCGCCCGAACTGTTTTTGAATGCCGTGCCCCTCTCTGCCATTGGACTGACCCGTCCGCCGCAGAGCTGGCAGTATATCACTGACGAGCAAGCGGCGATACTGGAAAGGAGGGGAGAATGAAATACCTCTCCGTCTGCTCCGGAATTGAGGCCGCATCCGTGGCATGGGAACCCCTGGGATGGGCCCCCGTGGCTTTTTCCGAAATTGAACCTTTTCCGTCCGCCGTCCTCGCCGAGCGGTTTCCGGACATTCCTAACCTCGGCGATATGACAAAATACCATGAATGGAATATACCAGCAATTGACCTTTTGGTCGGAGGAACCCCCTGCCAGGCGTTCAGCGTCGCCGGAAAGCGCGGCAGTCTCGGAGATGACCGGGGAAACCTCTGCCTCACCTTCTGCCGCATGGCTGACTACTTTGCCCCTAAATGGGTCTTGTGGGAAAATGTCCCCGGAGTCTTATCTACGCCGGATAATGCGTTTGGATGCTTCTTGGGCGCTCTTTGCGGAGCTGACGCCCCCGTCATCCCTCCAGGGGGAGGGAGGAAGCACCCCAATAGCGGTGTGGTGGCCGGACCCAAAAGAACCGTGGCGTGGAGGGTGCTTGACGCCCAATGGCACCGAGTACCCCAGCGACGAAAACGTGTGTTTGTCCTGGCTGTGGCAGGTGCTGGAAACTGGGCCTGTGCCGACGCGCTATTACCTGTCGGCGAACGCGTGCCGGGGGATCTTGAGGCGTGCCGAAAGGCGTGGAAAGAAGCTGCCGGAGATGCTGGAAGCCGCTTTGAGGGCTCGCATTGGGATGGGGGACGAGTCCACCCCACCTTGTTCGCCCACAAGTCAGGAGTCGGCATGAGCGACCAGGAGATTTTCAGGCAGCGCGGGGCGTACCTGGTGCCTGATGTGGCGCCCACGCTTGATGCCAATTATGGCAACAAATGGACGGGCGACCAGTATTGTTTCCGCGATGGATTTTTCGTTTATGAGAACCACGCCCAGGATTCCCGCGTCCGTGAAATGGGGGATGTCTGCTCCACCGTGTCGGCCAAGTACGGTACAGGAGGCGGCAATACGCCGATTGTGGTGCATCTGCAACGGCACTATGTCGTGCGCCGCCTGACACCGCGGGAATGCGAGCGTTTGCAGGGCTTCCCGGATGACTGGACGCAAATCCCGTGGAAGAGAACACCTGCTACGAATTGCCCGGACAGCCACCGCTATAAAGCCACGGGAAACAGCATGGCCGTGCCGGTCATGTGGTATATCGGCAGGAGAATTCAGATTGTGGAAAGGAGGATAGCTGCATGAACACGAGAGCCCCCCGTAAAAGGGCTCTGGCCCGATACCTTGGAGGCAAAAACCGCATTGCCCCCTGGATTATCAGCTTTTTTCCGGCTCATAAAATCTACGTTGAACCGTTCGGAGGTTCCGCCGCCGTTCTCCTGAATAAGCAGCCCGCCTGGATGGAGGTCTATAACGACCTTTATGACCGGGTGGTGAATTTCTTCGAGGTGTTGAGAGATCCGGAAAAATCCGAACGGCTGGCCAGCCTGTTGGAATTGACGCCCTACGCCCAAACCGCCTATGCCCGGTCATTTGAGATTGCGGAAGATCCTGTTGAAGATGCTCTCCGCTTTGCCGTCAATAGTATGATGAGCTACGGCGGGGGAATCCACAAACCAGGTTTCAAGCGCAATGGCTTACTTCGCACAACACCCTATCCGCAGACATGGCGGGAATATCCCGACGTAGTGCGGGAATGCGCGGCGGAACTCCGGCGCCGGAACATTGAGATCAACAACATGGACGCCCTGCAGGTCATGTCCCGGTACGATACGCCGGAAACGCTACATTACGTTGACCCGCCCTATGTGCAGTCTTCGCGCAGTAGCCGCATGAGGTACGCGCACGAGTACGATCAACAAGACCATGAGCGGCTTCTTGTCTTTTTGAAGACCTTGAAAGGCAAGGTTGTTCTGTCTGGTTATGATTCCGACCTTTATTCCAGGCATCTTTCCGGCTGGCGGAAGGAGTGCAAGGTTTCCCACGACACGCAGGGCGGCAAGAAGATTGAATCCTGTGGATGAACTACACCCTCCAACTGACGCTTTTTTGATATGCCAACACGATTGATCAGAGATGCTATTTTGACATCAGGGCGCGTCGCCTCCCTTTCGTGGGAGGCCGAGGTGTTCTACCGACGCCTGATGTCTGTGGCAGACGATTACGGCCTTTATGACGCCAGGACGCCCATTCTCCGTTCTGCGCTGTATCCTCTCCAACTCGACAAGATGAGCGAGTGCAATATTCAACGCTGCCTCTCCGCGTGTGAGGCCGCGGGGCTTATTCTGCTTTATTCTCACAATGAGAAGCCATACTTGATGATTCTGGGGTTCGACCAGCAGGGGAAGTCCATGCCCAAATGGCCGCTTCCGAACGGTTACGAAGTGCTGAAAGTTTCCGACAAGAAGTACGAACTGCGGAAATTCGTAACAGGTCGTAACGATTCGCCTCAACCCGTTACTTATGCGAATGCGGATGCGTATTCGGATACGAAGACGGATGCGGATGCGAAGAATTTGCCTGTAAGCCGAGGCATAGAGCAATTCCCGTGGAGCGCGGAGGATGTGCGGCTTTTCATGGCGGCCCAGCTTATGGCTCCCAAGGGGGATGATTTGAGACGGTGCGCAGAGTCGTTTTTTGATGATTTTTCTGCCCGTGGATGGAGGGATAGCAAGGGGATTCCTCTTGCCGACTGGAAGCCTGCAGCCCGGAAGTATGCCCGTTCCTGGGCTACCAACAACGCGCAGCGGGGGCAGCAAGGCGCGTCTGGACGGAATGACGCCAACGCGGGAAGGAGGTACGAATGATGGATGATATTCAACATTTGGCCGGGCAGGTTTCCGCGGTGCCTTCCCAGGACGGGATTGTCCGCAGTTATAAGCCGGTACGGTATGATATGGGCGGGTTTGACGAGTCCGTTCATCCGGAGGTTCAGGCCATGCACCGGGAAGTTCAGTGGTTTATTAACGATGTGGTGAATAAGGTTCGCCCGCGCCGCTGGCTGTCCCTGCTGGGGGCTTCCGGGGTGGGTAAGACACATTTGGCCGAGGCTGCCAGGGATGCGCTGACCGAAGTACGCCCCACGCTGCCCATTCAGTTTTGGAAGTGGCAGAAGGTGGTTTCCATGCTTCGTTCCGGGGATTGGGCGTTTATTGAATATTTGGTTAAAGAGGTGTACGTGCTGATTTTGGATGATATTGGCGCGGAGAATTCTTCCCCGGCTATTCTTTCCGCTCTTAACCGTGTGGTTGACGGGCGGCTGGGGAAATGGACGATGCTCACGTCCAATTTGTTGCCGAAGCATATCGGGGAGCAGTTGGATGCACGTATCGCGTCACGGCTTTACCGCGGCAATAATGTGGTGTGCCAGGTTAAGGACGCTCCGGATTATTGCTTTGAACGGTATATGAGAAGGGAGGAGGGGAGATGAAGCAGTCGGAGTTAAAATTGATGTCTATCATGTCTGCTGCTTTTTCACGGCTGAAAATGTCTCCGGTTCAGATAGCCATTCTTTCCTGTATCGGTCTTAATCCCGGCATTCGGTTCGGAGAAATTGCCAACCGCGTTTCCGTATCTTCCAGCCGTCTGTGCTTTCACTTGAATACCCTTTGCGGTGCAGGAGACGTTTCTACCTCCCAATATGGCGGCAGATTCAAAAAAGGTTATTTCCTCACGGCACAAGGGCGTAAACGATTGGAAGACGCGATCACACGAACGATGAAAGACCATGCCTAAGAGAGATAAAACATCTATTGCCACAGAGAAGAAGAAGGAATTTGCCAGGCTCTTGGTTGAGTCAAAATTGTCCAAAGCGGACGCATACCGTAAAGCTTACAAGCGCAAGGACATGAGTAATGACGCGGCCAGTAAGGCGGCTTCTCGTTTGTCCAAAGATGGCGAAGTTTTGCGAATGATTGATGAATTGAATGCCCAGTTGGACAGATCAGCGATTGCCACCAAGCAGGAATGCCTTGAGTTTCTTACTGCTGTGTTGCGTACACCGATTGGAGAAGTAGGAGAAGATTCTCCTTTATGCCAGGAGGTTGCCTACACAGATTCAGGGATGCGCAAGAAGATGCCCGGCAAGATTGAGGCGGTGAGGGAGCTTTCCAAGCTGGCCGGTTACAATGAGCCGGAACCGGTAGATGTTCCCGGCCTGTCGCAGATTGCCGCGGTGCTTGCCGGAACGCAACAGGAGCATCTTGTACATCCTGATAATGGCAAAGCCGCTCCGATTGAGTTTGACGGGATAGATGCCGCACCGGAAGAAAAAGAACACCGCCCAGGGTTAATGGACGGTGTGAAGGATGAACCGTTGGTTTAGGGATGAAATTTTATATTTGATTTCACATAGTTTAACATATCATCCTCACTTTGAAATGGGGAAATAAGAAGATATTTTTCTACAAAATCATCTTTATAGATATTAGAAGGAAAATACTGAAGAACTCTTTCAACATCATCTTTTTTATTTATCATCAATAACGATATATATAAAAGAGATAAAAAATTGGGAGGTATTTGAGAAACTATCATCCATAAATCATTTTTTAAGATATTTCTATAATCCTCATCCCATTGAGAATCCTCTATGATACATATTGTTTTCTTTAATGCCGAATAACAAGTAGAAGCTACAGGAGCCATAATGACTGAATAATGAGAAACTAGAGCAACTTCCTCACCAATTTCTTTATCTGTTGGCATTTTTTCTATATTCCCCTCGAACCAAGATTTTATTGTTAAAAAATGACGTTGATAATCCTTCAAAACATTTATACCTTTTGATTCTTTTTTATCTATTCCGATCATATCGTATAACACACATAAATTTTTTACAGAATCGCGTATTAATCCTGTATAATTAAGAACCATAGAATCTACTCTATCTTTCCTCATTTCGGAAATCTGTTTATTAAAATCATTTTGTTGCTCAAATATTGTATAAATCAATACAACAAATGCTAATCCCGCAAACAAGGCATTTAATCCTCCATACATATCTCCACTGATCCCGAAACGGGAGGTTTCTGGAAAATTGATTCCTTCAAACAACCTGTCCGCTATACCAAGGCTTATCCATGTGATGAAAGGCCATGCAATAAAAAGTACGGAAACAATGATGAGCACGCCACACATACAATTCCGCTTTGAACGTTTCTTTTTTGACAAAGACTTTTGATCTGCCATAGAGGAAAATGTAATCCTTTCATATCCCGATTGTCAAAGTATTTCACTAATCTAACCATGTAGATTTAGTCAAGTTACGGTTGTATTCATCCTTCAGCTTTTTGTTGTAATGATGGTACATGATTCGATGCGCTTTCAACGGAGGCGAGCTTTCTCCTACTTCTGCCGTCCGGGCGGATTTAGATAATTTTCACCGTGGGGCTTCCAGGATTGAGAATCTGGACCTGGGCCAGATGGGCGGCGTTTCCCGGCGCCGCGGGTTCCGGCGCGTGGCTGCCGCTTTGGAGGGTTCCGTGATTTTGCCTTATGTTTATTCCACCAATGACCGTTTTCTTGTGGAGGTGTCCCCTTCCCTGTTGCGCGTGTTGTCCGCCGAGGGGGATGTGGTTGCCTCCCTGTCTTCCGTATGGAGCCAGGACGATGTTTCCTCTTTGCGCCACAAACAGGTGAACAGCATGTTGTTTCTGGCCTGCCCCACGCATGAGCTGATGGTGCTGAAACGGGATGACGAGGGCGCGTTTTCCCTGGCTCCCTATGAGTTTAAGGCCCGCCCCTGGCGGTATGAGGAGTTCCGGGATTTTCCGGTGCGCCTGACGTTGGATGAGGGGTGTTACAGGGTGTCTTTCGGGGATCATGCGTCCGATCCGGATGCGGCGGTTAACGAGGGGGATGTGATGCGCGTCCAGGTGACGGTGCCCCAGCAGACCGGGTTCAGCACGGGGGCCGTGGTTCGCCAGGGTTGGGTGATTGCCAAGGCGTTTACGGCAGCCAGCACTTTCACGGCTGGGAAAAAGCTCTGCCTCAATGAGGGGAGTTATTGGTCCTGGTGGACGTGCGACAGGGATTTTAACGGGGCGGCGGATTTTGTGGATGGCCTGACGTCTCCGGCGGATTATCCGGAGCATTTTCATAAGGGTGTGATTTGCCATTCCAATACGATTACCTGCAAGGGGACCTGGACGTTTTATTGTTATAAGGAGTGGTACGGCACGTATGCCGTGGAGCGGCGTTTTCCGAATGAGGATTGGCAGCTGCTTGGTACGTCCAATTCCCCGGTGGGGGCCGCTTCCAATTTGCAGCTGACCGGGAACGAGGCGGGGGAGGAGTGTTATTTACGCCTGATGTTGTATGAGTCCCAGCTTTCCAACGGTTCCGATCCCAGCCAGGGGTTTCCGGCTGATTCCTGCGGGAATAAGCTGGTGGTGGATGCTTATAAGAAGGATGTGGTGCTGCGGCTGCATTCCCTGTCTACCAGCGACGTGCGCAAGTTGACGCTGCCTTTGGGGAGTGATTTTTGCGATTTTTTCGAGAAGAAGGGCCTGCCGTTTTTTTCCGCATTGTTGATTGATGGGGCCAAGGTGGACGGCGGGTTTGAGGTGTCCAGGGAGGGACGGATGCTGACGGTGAAGCCCGATGGGTTGACGACGGATGATGTCGGCGCCGGGAGCATGGTGCGCCTGGAATGGGAGCAGGCAGAGGTGAGTTTGGACCGGTTTGCGGAGGGGTCGATTGAGATGTATCGTTTTTTTCTTCCGGCGGGTACAGTTGTGTCGATGCAGGGGTTTGTCTGCGTTTATGCCGGACAGACGATTCGACTGAATTCGACGTTGAATGTGTGTTCTTTTTGCGAGGGTAATGGCGGTTCTTATTCGTTGAGGTCTGTGTTTTCCACGATGGAGAAGGCGTCTTTTACGGTGCTGGAGGACGGGGTTTATGTGGTGAGGATGGAGACCTGGACCGGAGGTTCCGTCAGTCAACGGGCCAGAGCGCAGCTGGAGGTGCCGGCCTGTACGGCATGGATGGAGGCGGAGGTGGCCGAGGTGACGGCTTCCGCGGAGTATTCTCTTTGGGATAATGTGTCCGCGGTTCCGGAGGGTGTACCCCCGTCCGGGGAGTCGTTGATGTGGAGTTTCGCGGCGTTCCGGGGGGTGTACGGGTTTCCTTCCCTGGTGGATGTGTTTCAGCAGCGCCTGGTGCTGGCCGCTACGCAGGCCCAGCCGCAGACGGTGTGGTTGAGCAAGACGGATGATTTGAATCATTTCGAGGTGGGGAAGCAGGATGATTCCGCGCTGGCTTTGACGTTGAGCACCACAACACAGAACAGGATTTGCTGGCTGATGGCGCAGAGTTCCCGGCTGCTGTTGGGGACGGCGGACGCGGAGTGGGCGGTGTCCGGAGGCCAGGGGGTGATGACTTACGCCAATGCGCGGGCGGATAGCCACGGGTTTGTGGGTTCTTCCGATGTGCCGGCCCTGATGGCGACCGATAAGGTGCTGTATGTGGAGAGGGGCGGCGGACGGGTGTATCAGTACGGGTATGATTACGAGAGCGACGGGTTTGTGTCCCGCGATTTGACGGTGTTTGCCGATCATGTGCTGGCCGACGGCGGTGGGTGCCGGGGTGTTGCTTTTGTGCGCAAGCCGGAGCCGCGGGCGGTGTTTGTACGCCGGGACGGGGCACTGGCGCTGATGACTTATAATAGCATGCACCAGGTGCATGCCTGGCACCGGTACACGACAGAAGGAGTGTTCGAGGGGGTAGCCGTTTTGCCCAATGGGGATCAGGCGGATTTGCTGTTTGCCCTGGTGGAGCGGGAGGATGGACGGTTTATTGAGGTGCTGGCGCCGGGTAATGAGTTTCAGGATCCAGGAGGTAGGGATTTTGTGTCTGTGTTAGAGACTAACGCCCTGATTTCTCTTGAAGCTGCTGGACGCCGCCAGCATAGCGGCGGAGTGATGTTTTTCTTTGGCTCTGATGCACTGGTGGATGGTGTTGAGGTAAGCATCGACGGAACCCGCTGGGATGTACTGGACCGTTCCCCGTCTTCGTTTTTAACAAGGGGATGGCATTCTCTAGTTTCTGATGGATGCTGGAATTACGATTCCATGGTGGGCATCCGCGTTTCCGGCAACCGCGATTTCAATTTATTAGCTATTCAGGCATAATGGATAATAATATAGAGATTCTAAAAGAACGACTTTCCGAACGCGTGTGGAGATTAAATCACCTTTACTGGATTATCAATAAAGAGGGCAAGATGCAAAGGTTCCAGTTGAATTGGGCCCAGCGGCGGCTTCATGAGCAGTTATGGTACAGGAATGATATTCTGAAAGCGCGCCAGCTGGGAATTTCCACGTATGTGGCCATGCTGATGCTGGACATGTGCCTGTTCCGATCCAATTTCCATTGCGGCATCATTGATAAGACTTTGGTGGATGGGACTGGCAAGATTGGCAAAATTGAGTTGGCTTACAGGAGTTTGGATTATGTACCGGATTCTCCCACGGAAGAAGACGTTGCCCTGGCCGAATTAGGACGCCTCATTAAAGGGGAGATTCAAGCCAGACCTTCCAAAACGACGGTATCTTTTTCCAATGGGAGTAAAATTACAGCCGGCACATCTCTCCGTGGCGGCACATTTCAGTTTTTGCATGTCTCAGAACTTGGATACGTCGCGGCCCACGCCCCTCTGCGGGCCCGCGAGATTGTGACAGGGGCCATGAATGCCGTTTCCAAAGATGGAGTGATTGTTCGAGAATCCACCCATGAGGGAGGAAAGTTTGGCCTCAATTACGAGATGACCAAGACGTCCATGGAAATGGTCGGCAAACATCTTTCTTCCCTGGATTGGAAGTTTTTTTTCTTCCCCTGGTGGAAAAATCCGGAGTATTTCCTTGAGGCTGATGATGAACAGGGAGGCGGTTTTCCGGAGGATTTGCAAAAGTATTTCGAGGATTTGAGGTTAAGGTGCGGTATTTCCCTGAATGATGCCCAAAAGCGTTGGTACGCCTCCCAATACAAAACATTTGGAGGATTGGTCCGTCAGGAATATCCCTCTACACCGGAAGAGGCGTTTCAGTCATTGGTGGAAGGGTCTATTTATGGCTCATACATTGATATGTTGAGATCCAAAGGGAGGTTGTGCGGAGAATTTGAAAAGGACGACCTGGCTCCCTATTACGTGTCCTGGGATATTGGCATGGCTGATTATATGGTTCTCTGGCTCTGGCAGGTGAGGGGAGACGGCAAGTTTTACGTGATGGATTGCTTGCAGGCCAATGAAAAGCCCTTGGAGTGGTATATCAATTTCATCCGAACGAAGTGGGAAGTGATGTTTGGACCCATTTACAAACATCTGGTTCCCCACGACGCAGGGAGGAGAGATCCCCACGGGATTACCTTTGACGTGTATTTGAGGCGAGCAGGGTTCAATGTGTCCGTAGTGCCGCGCATTTCCGATGTGTGGAATGGTATTTTTGCGGTACGGCGCCTCCTGAATCATTGCATTTTTCATGAGCGATGCTCCCGGCCCCTGAAAATTGACGGAGTGGAATATATGTCTGGCGTAAATGCCCTGGAGAATTATCAGAAGGCCCCGGCAGGAGCACATGGTGTTGAACGGGATACCCCCCTGCATAATAGGTGTTCTCACGCAGCGGACGCCTTTAGGACATTTGCGGAAGCTTATGAAAATGGCCTTGTTGGAGCAGTTGGAGCCGTTGCCATGCCTGCACAAGCGGTAGAATCACGCCAGACACAAGGACTTGCCATAGGCGCGGATGCGCTCTTTTTCTAAACTCCACCGAAAAGCCACACGTCAGCCACACGCCACAAGTACTAAACAAATATAATTTAGATGTATATACAATTTCAAAAACATTGAAATTACAATGATATAATAAAATGCTTTAGTTTACCTTAATGATAAAATCTGCCTTGTAAGCGGACGGTCGTCAGTTCAAATCTGACAAGCGGCTCCATCATAACC